GGGGGTCGCATTGGTGAAAGATTACCTGATTTGGCTGACAGGCGGCCAATTTATCAACGGGACAATGACGGACGCAGAGGCTGCCAGGCTGATGGAGACATACAAGAGCCAAGCTGCTGGTGTCCAGAGCTTTACAGATACAGACGGCCAACTGCTGCTCACCATGGACAGCATACAGGCCTTAAGTATAAACGAGCCGGGCGCTAAAAAGGCAATCGGCTATGACCAGAACACCGGCAAGTCATAAAACTGCATGGGCGGGCCTAGTGCTGGGCGAAAACAGGCACGTGGCCGGACTGGGAGGCCTTAAAACCCTGGAGACGGTCGACGGGAGACCTAAAACCCGGAGGAGGGAACAGATGTTTTTTGTGAGCCTATACCGTAACAAGTGGGACAGGATCATGAGGCGGCACTTATGCCTTGATGACGCCGGATCTGGCGCAGGCGCTGGGGCAGGAGACGGAACAGGGGGAGCTGGCGCTGCAGGGGGAGCTGGCAGCGGGAGCAATGACCAGCCTTTTGCAGTATTTAAAGACGCTAAGGACTTCCACCGCAGGCTGAACACCGAGAGCAAGGCCCAGCAGGAAAAGCTGGCCAAGGACCTGGGCTTTGAAAGTGTCGAGGCCATGCAAGAGGCCGCCAAGGCTCACAAGGCCAGCCAGGATGCCAGTAAAAGCGAGCTGGAAAAGGAAAAGGCAGCACGTGAAGCGGCTGAAAAAAAGGCTGGGGACGTGACGCTGAAAGCGCAAAACATGCTGATCAACGCCGAGATCAAGGTACAAGCGATCGCCCTGGGATTTATTGATCCAGACGACGCGGTGGCCCTGGTTGACCGCTCAAGTATAACCTACGACGACAAGACCGAGAAGGTTACCGGGGCCAGGGAAGCCCTGGATGCCCTGGCCAAGAACAAAAAGCACCTGGTCGGGCAAAAGGGAGGCAGCGGAGCGGTCGGCAGCGGCAGTAACCCAGGCGCTGGCGGCGGAGGCGATCCGGTAGAGGACGCCAGGAAGTTGGCCGAGGAACGAAACAAGGGACGGCAGGCAGCTGCCGGAACAACTGATCCCTGGGGAAAAGCCAGGGGGTAAAACAAAAGGAGGGACTAAAGGATGGATCTAGCTTTAAAAACTACAACCTTTCCGGCGCAGATCAGCTTTCTTGACAGCAAGGAAGTGCGCTATATCCGCGGCGGCTTGACGATCGATGCGTCCGTGATCAGTGCGGACGAGGTGACCGGCCTTAAAAAGCTGCTGGCGGGAACAATCGTAGGCCTCTCCGGAGGCAAGGTCAGAAAATACGTGGCGGCCGTCAAGGCCTCCCGGGTTACCGGAGTAGAAGGGAACAACAACGCTATTTTATGGACGGCTAAACTGGCCGGGGTCGCCGGCAATGCGATCCGGACTGCTATTGTTGACACCGGTATAAACGGCCAGGCCCTTGAGGTATTAGTGGCCAACAACACAGTGATCGTAAATGCTGCCCGCGGCGCAGGGGTTCAGGCAAGCCTGAACACCGGAGTGGTAGGGAACAACAACGCGATCACCTGGACTGCAAAACTAGCCGGTACTGCAGGCAATGCGATCGAGGTCGCCCTGATAGATCCGGCCGGCAACGACCAGCCGCTGGAGGTCAAGCTGGTGAACGACGAGATCCGCGTTTACCTGGCCACAAGCGGAGCGGGCGCGATCACTTCGACGGCCGCCCAGGTAATTGCAGCGGTAAACGACACCCTGCTGGTCAAGGATCTGGTCGAGGCTGCCAACACGGGCGCAAGCACCGGGGCCGCTGCCGTTGTGGCAGCTGCAGCTGCTCCTTTAGCTAACGGGGCGGACGGAGTGATCACCAGCACCGCGGCGCAGGTCATTGCAGCGGTTAATGCTGCTATAGACAATACCTTTGTCGACGCTGCCAACGAGGGAGACAGCACCGGGGCCGCTGCCGTTGTTGCTGACGCTGCCACTGTCCTGGCCAACGGGGCCGCAGCCAACGTAATACCAAAATGCCTCTTAGCAGAGGACGTGCTCTGCAGCCAGTTTACCGAGAGCGGCGGGCTTACCCACAGCGACAAGATAGTAACCGGGATCGACGGCGGCAGGGTGATTACTTCCCGCCTGCCTGAAGCGCCTGACGATTACGTCAAGGCCTGCCTGCCAGCCATTACATTCGCTTAAGGCGGACGACTAAATATAATTACACGGAGGTGCAAATAAATGCTTGACAGCCTATTAAAAGAATTCGAGCGCAAGCTGGTACTGGCTTACGCCAGGGCCAGGCAGCCTCAGACATTCATCGGAGCGAGCCTTTTCCCCGTTAAAACAGTCAACGAGCTGACCTGGGAATACTGGAAGTCTCAGAACCTGCTCACGGTCATGGCCTCACTGCAGGCCTTTGGTGCTGAGGCCCAGATCGCCAGCCGTGACGGAGCTGAAAAAGTCAGCGGCGAGCTGCCGCCGATCAAGCGTAAGATCCCCCTGGGCGAGCGTCAGCTGCTGGCATTGAAACGGGCCGGCGCCGGTGATGTTGATATGGTTAAGAACCAGCTTTACAACGACCTGGACAATATGATCGCCGCTGTATATGCCAGGATCGAAAAAATGAGGATGGACGCCCTGTCTGCTGGCGGCTTTACCCTGGCCGAGAATGGCCTGGTGATGACGGTAGACTTTGGAGTGCCTTCCGGGCAAATCGTCGACCTGGATGCGCATAACGACGCAGAGGGAGACTGGGATCAAGCTCTGGCAGAGCCGATTACTATGCTGATCGCATGGGTCAACACCGTGGTCGACGCCTGCGGAGTGCGTCCTACCAGGGGCCTGACTTCCAACACCGTTATGGCCAACCTGCTGAAAAATGCCCAGATCCGCAAGCTCATTCATGGCGACGCCGGAGCCAGCCAGGCCGTTACTGAGGCCCAGCTCAACACCCTGTTGGGCAGCATGAACCTGCCCGTTTTAATCACAAACGACGAGCGGGCCAGGGTGCAGGCTGAAAATGGCACTTACTCCACAGTGCGCTATTACGATTCCACCAAGATCACCCTGCTGCCTCCGGGCGAGCTGGGCGAAACTCTGATGGGGCCTACGGCTGAGGCGCTGCTTGACATCCATGTGGAGGCTAAAGACACCGCTGGCATTTATGCCTGTGTAGACGCCACGGCTGAGCCGCCTGCTGTCTGGACAAAAGCTGCAGCGCTGTCCTTCCCGACCTTCCCGCAGGCTGATGCGGTCTTTATTGCCAAGGTGCTGCCGTAAGGGCGAAGGGAATCCCCCCTTCGCTTTAGGAACAGGAGAGGGCCATGTATGGAAAAGAGCAGCTTATACTTGAGCACCTGGAGATGGTCGAAAAGATCGCGTATAACATAAATCTTGGGCGGCTTCCGTATTGCATAGACCGAGAGGATCTAGTGCAGTGCGGCATGATCGGGCTGATCGAGGCGGCCTGCAGATACCGGCCCGGCAAGGCTACGTTTAAAAGTTATGCTTACCTCCGCATACGCGGGGCCATGATCGACGAGGTGCGCCGGCTGCGCCACGGCAACAGCGACCAGGTGCGGGCTGGGCCAAAATTTAAACCGCCCGAGGTCGTGTCAATAGATGCAACGATTGCTGACAGCGCTGAAACCTATGCCGATACCGTGCTGGATCCCCGAGCTGAGATGGATTACCCGCAGTATATTGAGCTGATCGGCTTTATCGAACACCTGGACTATTGCGCCCGCATTGTGATTGAGAAATATTACTGGCGGGAGCTGCGCCTTAAAGAGATCGGCCTGGGCCTGGGTATAAGCGAGGGCAGAGTATGCCAGATCAAGGCCAGGGCGCACAAGAAGCTGCGCCAGCAGCTGGAAACGATAAGGTACCAAGATGTAATTTAAGCCCGGAAGGGTGATCTTTATGGACATAACAAGCGCAAACCAATATTTCGCCGACCGACTGGAGACAGCTGCCTGGGACAGCGCCGCGGACTCCACCAAGACAAAGGCGATCGCCCAGGCGACGCGGGAGCTTAAGCCTTATGAGGACAAGGCCGACAGCACCAACCTGGGCTATGCGATCTGTGAGCAGGCGCTCTGGCTGATCCAGAACACGGCCAGGGCCAGGCTGCAGATCGAAGGGGTCGCGGAGTTTTCCCTGGGACAAGGGGGACGGGCCAGTGAAAAATTTAACCTGGCCGGCCGGGATCCGAACATTGCGCCGCGGGCCTGGGCCTACCTGCGGGGGCCGACGCTCAAACTGGGGGGCCTGCGGTGATCGAGTATTACAACCAGACCGCGATCTGGTACCCGCGCACGGGACACAGCGGCAAGACTCCGACCTATGGCGCAGGCGTGGAGATCCGCTGCCGCTGGGAGAAGATAACCAGGCGGGTCAAGGACGAACAGGGGGAGGTTACCACGATCCACGGGGCCACGGTCACGACGTCCGCCGCGATCAACAAGGGCGACAGACTAGAATACCAAGGGCAGGACTGGATCGTGCCGGAGGTGGACGAGATCCCGGACGTCAACGGAGAGATCCGCCAGCGGGAGGTGGTCTTTTGAGCCATAAGCTGACCTGGAACGGTTCCGCAGTGATCGCGGCCATGGAGGGAGCAGCCATGTCCGGACTTATTGACGGGGGAGAGGCGATCCTTACCGACACGATCGACCTTGAGCCGCTCCTGTCCGGAACCATGCGGAGAAGCGGCACGGTTACGGTGGGGCAGCTGCCGGATCCGGCCGCAGTCTTTGAGGCCGCCAAGGCCGGGACTGACCACTCTAAGAACATCCAGAAAGCCGTCCCGCCTGGTGCCAAACAAGTGTTTGTGTCAGTAAATACGCCCTATGCCCGCAAGCAGCACGAGGATCCGACCTTAAAGCACACCAATGGGGGGGCTAAGTTTTTACTAAAGGGCTATACCCAGAACGTGGACAAGGTGATCAAGTTGGCCAACCTGCGGGCGGCCGTGGCGCTGAAAGGATTTGAAAAATGACCGTGATCGAAAGAGCGCCCTGGATGCAAACCCTGGAGCAGGGACTCAAGACAGCCCTGGAGCGGGCCATTGACCGGGGGATGCCTCCGGAGCTGGCCGAGCAGGTGCTGATCCGGGCGCTGGCCGGGACGCTGAAAGACTCAATAATCATTAAGGTGGACTAAGATCATGTTTACCAACGACCTGATCTCACTAATTGACAACGCCGGGATAGCCACATTCGGGGCGGATCTGTTTTGCGACGACCTGCCGGACACTCCGGACAATGCCCTGGCTGTCTATACCAGCCCTGGGCGAGCGCCGGGCAAGTGGGACGGCTGCAACTACCCGGCCGCTCAGATCGTGGCCAGGAGCGCCGATCAGGACTGGTGCAGGGCCAAGCTCAAGGAGTGCTTTGATCTGCTGCACAACCAAGAGCTGGTCTGGGTAAACGGCCGTTATTACATTGAGATCCTGGCGGACTCCGACGCGGAGCGCCTGGATCCGGACAAAAAGGAGCGCTGCAAATACGTGCAGACATACCGGGCCGACGTGGCCCGCTAAAAGGGAGGGGTATTAATGCCAGTTATCAAAGGTGCAAGGGATATTGGATACGCTCCTATGACCAAGGACGACGGCACCGGCCGGGCCTATAACGCGATCGTGTCGACGCCTGGACTGCAGGAGGTCGACATAGATCCCAAATATAAAGAAACCGAGGTTCCCGGCGACGATGTGACCTACGAGACGATCAAAAACTTTGAAAACGCCGAGGTCAAGATCAAGATGGCCGAGGTTCCACTGTCCGCCCTGGAATACTTCGAGGGGGGAGACTACGACGCCGGCACCGGCACGTACGACTTTACCAAGGACTCTGATGCGCCAAGTATCGGGCTGCGGTTTAAGGCACCGAGGACGGACGGGACTTTCCAGGGGGTCAAGCTCTGGCGGGTCAAGGTGATCAAGGTCAAACAGAGCTATAAGAGCGCCGAGACTGTCAGCGTAGAGATCGAGGGCAAGGCCATGGCCTCACTCTATGACGGCAAGGTGCTGCGTAAGAAGGACAGCCCGGACGAGGCCTGGCTGGCGGCCATGGAGTCCACTGACGACGTGGTGGCCCCAACCGTGGCCTGCGTTCCGCTTGACGCCGCGGTTGACGTGGCGATCAACTCTAATATTGTCTGGACGGCCGACAAAGACCTGCTGTCCAGCACGGTGATCGCTGCCAACGTCATGGTTATGAAAGCTGACGGCACACCAGTGGCCGGAGCTATCTCTTATGACGTCGCCGGCAAGACGATCACCTTTAACCCAACGGCCGACCTGGCCAACAACACGGATTATATAGCTATCCTCACCGTTGGGATCCGGAGCGCCTCTGGGGTCGCCCTGGCCGCTCCAAGCACAATAAACTTCAAGACCGTGGCATAAAGAGAGCGGGCCTAGCGCCCGCTCCTCTAAAATTCGAGACGAAAGGATCAATTTATGGGACACAAAAGAGCAAGTGAGATACGGAGTAAACCTATATATGTCACCCTGGACGGCCACAAGCTGCGCCTGCTCTTTGACCTAAACGCCACGGCCTACTTAGAGGAGCAATTTGGCGACGTTAGCGCCGTGGGTAAGATGCTGCGGAAAAAGAAAAAGGACGAAAAAGGGCCGCAGAAAAAACAGGACATGCAGGTGCTCAGGCATTTGCTTTTTGCCATGCTGCAGCACTACGAGCCGGAAGAACTCCCGGAAGGCTTTAAATTGACCATAAAGGGGATCAGCTCTTACGTGACGGTGCAAAACATTGCCGACATCTCCATGAAGTGCATGGAGGCCTTTTTTGGCGGGATGCCGGCCGACACCGTGGAGAAAACCAAGAAGCTGATCCGCGAGGCCGCCGAAAAGGGCGAGGAGGTCGACGAAAAAAAGCTGGAGGAGATCGGGAGGGGCTTGATTATGGACTCCTTTACTACGTCTGCCGACGAAGATTTGGCATGACCAAAAAGGAATTCTGGGGGTCAACCTTCCGGGAGATATTCGCGCTTTTAGACACCGAGAACGAGCTGAGCAAAGAGCCTCCCAAAAAAGAGGCCAACATTGACGAGGTCTTATAACTCCTCAGAAAGGGGGGGTAATAATTGCCTAACGCACAGGTGGGCCAGCTGGTTGTAAGCCTGGAGCTGGCCATGGATAAATTTAAAAGAGGGGTCGACGACGCCAAGCGCCAGAGTGCAGACTTAGGCAACCGTCTAAGCTCAGACTTTAATAAGTCAGTTAACAAGATCAACGACGGCAACCGCTTTGAGCAGCTGGCGGGCACAGCGAGATCCGCGGGCATGGCCATGACCGTGGCCGGGGGAGCTATGGCTTACGGCCTGGGCCAGGCAGTGAAAACGTCAGCCGACTTCGGGGCCAACATGTCCAAGGTGCAGGCCCTGTCCGGATCTTCGGCCGAGGAATTCCAGCAGCTGCGCGAGCAGGCCTTAAAGCTGGGGGCAGATACCTCTTTCTCCAGCGGCCAGGCTGCCGAAGGTATGCAGATGCTGGCTGCCGCAGGCTTTAATGCAAACCAGATCATGGACGCTATGCCGGGAGTCTTAGACGCCGCCGCGGCCTCCGGTGAGGAAATGGGCCTTGTTGCCGAGACCATCGGGTCCGCGCTTTCCACCTTTGGTCTCAAGGCCTCAGAGTCTGGACATATTGCGGACGTGCTGGCGAGCGCTGCCAACAGCTCAGCGATCGGGCTGCAGGACATGGCCTACAGCATGAAATATGCTGGTCCGGTCGCGGCGCAGCTGGGCTACTCCGTGGAGGAGGTCGGCGCGGCGCTGATTGAAATGGGCAACGCCGGGATCAAGGGAGAGCAGGCCGGCACGACACTGCGGGCAGCACTTTTGAACCTGGTCGATCCACCAAAAGAGGCGGCCGACACGATGGCTGCCCTGGGCATGAAGTTTACTGACTCAGCAGGTAAAATGCTGCCGCTGGGGGACGTGATCGGGGTCTTAAAACAAAAGACCGAGGGCATGACCGAGGCCCAGAAAGCGGCAACCCTGGCCCAGCTATTCGGCAAGGAAGCTGCCAGCGGCATGCTGGTGCTGCTGGCTCAGGGGCCGGAGGCCTTTAAGAAATACCAGGACGGCCTGATCAATTCGGCCGGGGCTGCCAAGACGGCCGCCGAGATCATGAAAGACAACCTGCAGGGATCCATGGAGGAGCTGGGC